TCAAGCAACACACGCTCAAAGTAAAAATCCAAATCCTCTTGAGAAAAAACAAACTCACGAGGGATGATGGTAATTGTTTGAGGCAAAGCCGATACTTGTAGAATATGCATCTCAACTAAATAACCTCTGCCTAAACTTTTGTATAAAAAAAGAGGGGCTTTCGCCCCCCTTCTCCATCCATTTGCGCCATTCCGTTCAATAGCACAAGACAAATATAGGTTACGAATTCGTACCTACAACAATCGTGTCGTTAGCAGAAGCAAGTCCAGCAAACGGATTAGCAGTCGTAGCACCTGCGATGAAGTTAGCAGGAAGTTGCTCCTGAGCCTCCATTACAAGCGTGTAGCCAGAAAGGTCACCCATAGCAGCACCTGTTACGATAGTGCCGCCCGTTACCTCTGCTCCGTAGTTCTTACCCATCAAGAATGCATTGCCGTTGTAGTCCTGTACGATAACGTACGGACGGCCGTAGGCCAAGAGCTTCAACTCCTTGTTATCTTCTTTGGTAAGCTTGGTCAAGGTCAGGTTCAACGTCTGCGTGAAGAAGGTAGTACCATTCTCACGGCTTGAGTTGAAGGCCTGCTCAAAAGATGAGTTACCTTTTACCAAGTATTGGTATGCAGAGAATGTACCGCTAATATCGGTCACCTCATCGTTGGTGAGGGTGATAGTACCCAAGTCACCAAAGTCTACAAAGTAAACGGCATAAATACCGCCTACTACATCTTTACACGGAACCTTCCGCCCTTTAGTTAAATCGCAAGCCATTGTTTGTTGTTTGAATTAAAAAAGGGGGCGGGGCAGAACCCACACCCCCTCGTGGTTTAATCTATGTACTCGGATTAAGAGTAGAGAACTACGTCAGTTCCGATACCGTACTGAACACCTGCGAAGAAGCGCAAGATCACACGAATATTATCGCTACCGTCGAGGTCCGACATGTCCAACAGGCGCACTTCGTTTCTCTCATTCAGGAGTCCTGATCCGAAGAAAAGGTTGCTTGATTCAGCAGCAACCATCTTGTTAGAAGGAAGACCGTTAACCATAGCTACACGGATTCCGTCAAAGTACAAGGGTTGGTCACCGTACCACATCGTGCCTTTGTTTTCAACACCATTAGCACCAAGACCTGAAGCACCGAAGCCACCAAGCGCACGCACGTAGGCTTTAGCCACGTTTTGCGGAACGTAGATGGTCAAGTCCTGCTTGCCGTAAAGGGCAGCAGGGATAGCGTCTACAACCTTGCCAAGCTCGGTAATTACGTTAGCAGCCGTTACGGTAGTAGCAGTTACGTCAATAACGTCAGAGTCAGCAGCCATCAAAGACAGGAAGCCAGAGAACTCACCAGCAGAAGCAGCGTTACCATTCCAGATGTTCTGCTCAATCTTTTGGGCAGTCTTGGCAGCAACGTGGGCGATAAGGAAGTCAGCAAAAGAAGCAGGGATGCTATCGTAAGCAGAGAAGCCCATTTGACCACCGATCCAAGAATCGTAGTAGTCTTTCTTGCAGAGTTGCAGGTTAACTTGGAACGGTTCAACCTCAAGAACACGGTCGGTCAAGGTCAAGGTAGACGTAGCGTCAAAGTCGCAAGTAGCGTCTTTTACGATGTCGTTGGTGTTAACCTTTTGCAGGGTGGTCTTGAAGTTTACGTTGGGAAGGATCTCAATGAGTCCCTTGTCCAGCGTGTCTGCGCTCAACAGAGCAGCAGAGATGTACTTGGAGGCAAATTGTCCAGCGTACGAAGTAGTGATTGAAGTGGTCGTAGCCATTTTCGGGTTTTATTATTTGTTAAGACGTGCAAGGACTCGGTCAATCGCCTTTGAGGGGCGGTTAAATTCTACCTTGTTGACTTGCTTTTTCTCGGGGTTGTGTTTGATGGGCTTAGCAGCAGGTGCGGCAGACAGCTCGGCTTTAACCGCAGCCATCTCCTCCTTCTTGGCGTAGCCGCCCATCTCCTCACGCATTGCTTTCATCTCCTCACGCATCATTGCAATCTCCTCAAGGACTTTCTCCACGATGGCTGCAACGGCAGGAGCTTCTTCTTTTACTTCAACTTCAGCAAGCTCGGTAGCAGGTTCTTCAACTGAAGCCTCAACTTCAATCTCTACCTTCTCCTCTACTTCTTCAGCCTTCTCTTTAATTTCAGCGATTACACCTTCTTCAGCGATAACCAATACACGGCCATCAGCAAGGAGATGCTCACCAACAGGAGCAGGAACACGGTCTTCGCCACTAACGACAAATACTTCGTTTCCTGCTTCAAACACTTCAGCCTCAAGAACAGCACCGTTCTCAAGGGTCATTTGCTCAAACTTAACCTCACGAATGGAGCTAAGTTCGGCAAGGATGCGGTTAAGGATATTATTTGCTTTCATATCTAACTAAATAAAAGAGGGTTGGTTGTTTGTTACATTTTATGGGTTGAGTTCTACATCACCTTGACCAGTCAATGAGCCGATGCCCTGAGCAGGCAGAGAGCCATCGCAGCACTTACGTGAGTAGGTATTGTCCTTGCAGAGGCATCCTCTGTTGCCGCCTCTTGGTGAGGATACGGGTAGCTTTTGTGGTCGTATCATAATTTGCCCAATTCTTTAAGTTTAGATTCAGCCCAACGCTTTGCAGCAAGGCCACCCCATAGAAGGTAGCTAATCGTGCCGCAGGCGGTAGTGTCGTTCTCATCGTAGTATTCTTCGGCTCTTGATAGGTACGAGTACATACGGGTGATGGTTTCTACGCTCACAGGTTTGCCTTGCGCCAACTGCTGCGCTCTCACCTTACCAACAGGCGTAGCACATTTGTTGCCGTTCTTCTCGTTAAGCACGATACCACGCTTGGCGTTAGAGCGTACCGCTTGTGGGTAGTCCGAGTAGGATTCCAATTCCATACGCTTGCCTGACTTCTTGCGACCATCCTTCTTGATGATGGCTACGATTTGCGATAGCAGCAAAGCCGCCTCTTGCTCCTCAAGGCGCTCCATCTCCTGCTTGGCGAAGTTCATCTTGTCAACGAAGTAGCCCTCAATAGAGAATCCCTTGACCTTGCCAGTCTTTACGAAGCCATCCCAAATCTCTGGGTTGTTGACCTTCATGGAAACCATCCACGTACCAACAGGCAATTCAAATCCGTACTTCTTGCTCTTGTCGTGAACCTCATCCTCAATGATCCACGACTCTACAACCGTGAGTCCATCAATGCCTACCTCGTGTTCAAGCGTAGCATTGTTCTGCTTAGCCTTCTGGAAGAACATCTCACTCGCTTTGCGAATGGTGTCTTGGCTGAAGTAAACGTAGAACTCCTCCTCACCATTCACTCGGTAGATGGGTTTATTGGGTACGAGTGCTGCTCCCATTAGGATACGCTTCTCGTTATCCTGTGCAGCGAACTCTACACGCTCGGATTTGAGTGCAATAAAGTCCTCCTCAATAGCAGGATGCTCTACGAGGCTGATGGCATCAATCCCCGTGAGTGCCATCGTTTCATCTAAGATTAGTTCAATAAGTTTCATTATCCGAATGTTGCGGTTCTTACTCGTTGGCGTTGCAGTTGTTGTGCGGTGCTTACATCTTGGCTGACCACATACGCACGGATTGGCTGCTGAAACTGACCACCTATGCTTTGTGCAAGTTGGTTGATTCCTGATTGCCCTACCACGTTAAACTGCGGTGCTTGTGATGCAGCCGTAGGAACGGCAGTAGGTACGCTTGGTGCAGCCGATGAGCCTGAGGGCTTTGCGCTATTGATGTTGCGGATAGATGCAGCAGCCGTTGCAGCAAGAGCCGCCAACTGAATACCCCTGTTGATTGAGCCAAATGGTTCTGGTAGTGAAGTGCTGCTTTTGAATATACCGACTGCTGCTTGCGCTGCATCAATAAGCACGTTTGCTGATGCTACCGCCTTGCTCTCGCCAAACAAAGCAGTAAGCGCACCTTGAACCGCATCTATGCTTTGGTTCATCATTGCCGCCTTAGCATCTGCCGTAGCCTTGTCAATAGCCTTTTGAGCATCAGCAGTCTTCTTGTTGATGGCAAGGATTTCATCGCTCTGCTTTTGCTCAAGGGCAAGACGCTGCTCGGCCGATAGCTCATCCAACTGAAGCAACGCAAAGTATTTGTCACGAACTGCGTTTATCTCACGCTGCTGATCCGTGAGCAATAGGTCATACGCTTGGTCAAGCTTTTGGCTTTGGCTTGCAAGGAATGCTGACTGCGCTTCATCTTGAACCTTGCGGAGTTCTTCTTCTGCCTTTATCTGCTCATCAAGTCGTGCCTTCTCCTCTGCACGTAGGCTTTTTACCTCCGTACCGAGTCTGCGCTTGCGAGCGATGCTTGCCGTTTCTAATTCCTGAACACGGGCTTCGGCTTCTGCTACCTGTACGAGTTGATCTTCGGATGCCTCGCCTATTGCTACCTGAGCCTTGAG